CCTTTAGCGTCATACCCCTCTAACGTGAACCCCTTTGTCATACGTTAAAGCCTACGGCAATAAAGTCTTCCAGGGTTGCGAATCGTCACGGTTAGCGTCACGGCACTCAATGCCGTTCGCTTTGTACATCGACCGAGAGTACTTGTTTGACTCAATAGCAAAATACATCGAAGGGTCATCACCATATTTCGGAAAAATTACTTCCTTCAAATATTTGGCTTTCGCACGGTGTGCCCTCAATGCACCTTTGCCACCTGGATCTTCCCAGGGGTTGAAGCACCAGTCGTCTGGCATCCAGCCAGTTTGGCTTTTGATTCTTTCCAGAGTCATGTCTTCGTAAGCAACTGAGCGTGCTGTTACTAAAACCACATGCTCATTCTTCAGAAGGTCAACGATCCACGGACGGTATTCTTCGACGTTCTCCACAAAGTTCGACATTGGTCGGTTCTTTTGCATCTCTTTGAAGTTGCTAGACAGGGCGACGTTAAGATCTTGAAGAATTATTCGACCGCTAGGGCCGAATACCACTTCGCCTTTATACCCTGAACCGCCTTCATTTAAGTTAAGTGCGGTTAGTTGTGCTTGTGCTTTCTTCTTTGTCTTGTGACAGCCCATTAAACGACTGCCGTCTTTTTTGACAACGGCATACCCCGAGCACTTCGGGTGATTTTCTGTTATTCGGTAAGGCATATTCTTATCCTAGATCGCCATCTGTAGTCTGGCTGAGAAGGCATCAAGCGCCTCATCAACTCTATTAAGTGTGTCGTTCGGGAATGGGAGATCAAATTCGAACTCAATCGCTTCTCGTAACTCAACCGGATTGATTGGTAAGGCATCTCTGGCTACTGCTTGAACAAGTTGGTTAGGTTTGTATGTGTAAGCCTCGACATGAGAGAACCCTTGACCCCATAATTCTTTCCATTCATCGACAGTGAAATACTTTTGAGCCTTCGGATGCTTCATTAGGTCGGCAACAATGACCCCTTCTTCATATCCAGCCGAAAAAGACGAATCAAACTGTGTTTCATGGTTAGAGATATTGTCTTTCGCTCCTGTGGCCGCTAAGTAACGATCTGACGAACGTGAGATAGCCCCCGCATAAACTACTGTCCCTGGTGTGGATAAAGCGCTCACAAGCGTTACTATGCGTCGCCTATCAGTAGAAAATGGGACAGAATTGAGCACAGAGGCCAAAAAGATCGAATCGAACTCAGTTCCACTCGCTACACGCTCCAAAAAGACATCCGTGATGTATCTTGCCGCCTCAATGTCGAATCCTGAGTCCTTCCCACCCGTATAAAAAGGTTCGAAGGCTACACAATCGACATTCATCACATCTCTCATCACAAGAGACTTGTCAAGAAGCCCAGCCCCGAAATCCAAAACGGTTTCTCCATACCATTTCTTCCAGGCTCGGACATGTTTCTCGTTCTCAGGATTAAAAGTTGAGGCCGCTCGTTGTGTCTTCCCTGACTTGGACATCGCTGTGATCAGATCACAACACATTGTGGGCATCAGAAACTCTTGCCGATTGGACGCCCGCCGAAATGAGTTATAGCGAAGGACGTCTGCGTACTTGTCTTCTAGATCGAAGTCCATCGACAGTTGGTTTAGGAAGATGCTAACTGCCTCACCCTTCTCTTTACCTACTCGCACCACCTGGACATCGGATATGCCGACTTCAGAAGCGTGCTGCAACCGGCCGATGCCGTTAACAACACGAGACTTCCCTGCCACAATGATTGGGATCGATGTTTTAGCCCAGTGATACAAACTCTCAGATTGTCGAATTGCATGAGAAAGAAAAGTTCGGATGTTCTTACCCATCATTTCCCGAGTGTCTTCAACAGTCATATCCATACACGGGAAAAACGCATCTGATGTCGGGAGAATGTCAGGTAAGTCATTGACCATCTCTTTAACAACAGACATGGGGAACCTCTCAGCAAGGCTTCCCCCAGAGTCGTTCTTGTGCATGTCATTTGTAGCCCGATTGAAAACGATGTTCGCACCTCGCCGTCTTTCAAGATCCAAACCATAAAGAATCACCACGGGTGCTTTCTGCGCTCCGAGTTCCTTAGCGGCGTCTAACCGTTGGTGACCTGAAAGGATCTCTCCTTCTTCAGTCACATACATAGGCAAAACCCAACCAAGTTTCCTTAGCGATGTCTTTATAAGTTCGAAACGGTGAGGGTCTCGTATCCGAGGGTTATATGTAGCGCCTTTAAGCCAACTGATGTCCACCAGTTGCACGTGCACAAACTTTGGTTTGCGGCTATTCATTTGAATTCCACAAGTTATCTAACCCCCTGATCATTCCACCTTCCCGAAGAAACTCAACGGCATACGACAACCGGAAATGATATTTGCCGGGTGTATTTGGTGGGTATCTGTCTTCTAATAGTCTAACTGTTGCTTCGAATGGGTAACCGTCCCACTCGGCATCAAAAAGGTCATAGTCCCCCACCGTCCATACTTTGGTTATCGACAACGAGTGGGGTGGGGGGCTATGTGTCTCCTCCGTAAGGACCTTGGGTGTCGTACCTTGCGTAAGAGAAGAAACATTCTCAGTAACGGTTGTTTGTTGGTTAACGGAACCAATGGGGTCACTGAGAATAGTTGTAGTTGTCGTGGGGATATTAGAAACCCAATCACCGTCATCGTCAATTTCGAATACGGGAATTGAGTAACCCAAGTTAGCCATGCACAAAGACTCCCAAACCGTAAACGATGGAGACAACGGGTTAGGTTGCATCCAATACGGATCATTAAAACGTCTCACCTGTTTGTTCGCATCCAATTGCCACTCGGCAACCAAACCTGAACTAAACATCAACGCTTCGACCTCTGGGTAATCTCCACTAGCCCAGTTCCCCAAAGAAAGAATCTGTCCTTCCTCCAAGTTCCTGGCCCACACAAAACGAGGATCTTCGTTGCCTTTACCTCCATCTCTGGCTTCCACATATCTCGAAACCATTCCTGGTGGGATAGTCCCGTCTTGTTCCATTATGGAAATACGGGCAACAACTTCCTCATAGGACATATGGATATGCCCCGTCTCTGTGTCACATGGTGTGTAAATCTTGTCGTGGTGAGCGAAAGCCGGGGTCGCCAGCAAAATGATGCCAAGCACCAACGCTCCTATAAGTGTCTTCATTGTCTAAATTCATTATGTCCTGTAGTCGGATCGGCGACAGTAGCCCACACTTCGAATTGTGCAGAGTCGAGTTCTAACAGTTCCCCTATGCGGAGCCCTCTCTCTTCTTTTGTCATGTATCCATCAGCGATAAGCCCTTGCTCCCACTCTGAATACTGTTTGCCGCAGGTGGAAATGTTTACTCCACCTAATTTAATTGTCGCAACCCTCCTCACGTCTGCCGGAGCACCAACCATTGCGGCTGCGTCTCTTTCCTGAGGAAGGTCTTTAAGTATGTCATCAATATCGTTAGGGGTGAATCCCGTTCCATCCAGACTGTCTAAGTCGATTAAAACCTCAGCCAGTATGGCGTTGTAGTAACCGGCTTTGTCTGCAAGTCGATTATCCGCTAACAAAACTCGTCGTGCCTCATCATCATCGACATCCAAGAAAACTACTGGGACGGTTTCCCAACCCAGAGCCTTAACTGCCTGCCACGTATTGTTGCCCTTAAGAATCAAGTTGCTCGACTCCTGGACAATCAAAGGACGGTAGATGCCATTCACCCTAAGGGAATCTGATATTGCTCCTACATCTCCCTGTCGTGCATTCTCTGGATGAGGCTCCAGTGAATCCGTGGGAACCCAAACGTAAGATTCGAGACCACTGTGCTGAGGGGTTTCCCCAGACACGTGTCCCCACGTCTTACCTTTCTTGCTCGGCTTAGGAGCAGGGTCATCAGTTAATCCCAACCTGGCACGAACAACTTCAATGGCTTCCTTCACTTCTCCCATACCTTCTAGCCATTCAGAGAAATACTCCCCATTGACTAGCAAAAGGTTCTTACCCACATGGATCTTCTTTGTCGAAGGAGCAATTGATGCTTCCCCATCAGATGATCCTGAACCACCAAAAATATCTTCGTCAGATTCTTCGAGTTGGTACAACCGCTCTAACGAACGGGAATCCCAACCGGAACCATCGAACTGTGGTTTAAGGGTTTCTATGAGAGATATGAGTTCTGGTCGGTCGTATGTCGCTAAGTCCGATGTGCGATTATCGGCTAAAAGAATTCTCTTAGCCTGCTCATCATTGACGTCAACATGCACAACAGAAATCTTGTCCCACTTAAGAGACTTAGCGGCACGCCACGTATGGTTGCCTGCCAAAATATTCCCGTTGCGAGAATCAACGATAATCGGCGAGTATTGACCATTAACCTGAAGACTCTCAGCGATACCCTGGATATCCCCCTTCCGAGGATTACTCGGATGGGACTGGACATCATCTATAGGTATCGCTGTGTCTTGCAGGTCAACAGCGATATTGGTCATACTGGTTGATCCACTAACTGCTCTTTAATTTGTGAGTTGTGATCTCTCCCAAATGTTGAGTACTTGTGAATCCACTGCTTAGAGCACTCAAGTGCTTCAGCAAGGTTCTCAAGAGTTTCCCCATGTTCACGTGCCACACGCAATGCTTCTAAGAAGTCATCTTGTGCATCTTGGTACGCCTTATGGGCCGCTTTCTCTTTATCTTTCTTATCAACGACCATCTGTATGAGATGATCTTGTCTAGGTGTCCGCCTTCTAGGCATTTGTTCTTTCCTTCCTATTGTTCTTCTTCCCCTCTTTAGGGAATGCTTGTATAACGAGACATCCGTACTCTTTGGTCTTACTGTCATAATCCCAGCGTTTAGTACGGACTTCTAAGCCCATACGCTTCGCTTTCCTATGGATATAACGTGCAAGATCATCGAACGATACGCACTGTCTCAAATCGTTGTGATCGAGTTTCCATATCTGACCATCTAGCCAATCTCCCCATGGATAACCATCGGGGTAATTGGAATGCCAGTTATCGAACTCTTTAACTACTTCAGCCATCTGCCCTCGCTATTAATGTTTTAACCAGGTCATTTAAGACGCTGGCCCCAGTGCTATCTTCACCATCGGTAACGGCGTCAACTATTACTCTCTTCTTCTCGATGAGAGCAAAGATGTCGTCGTCTATGGTTCCTTCGGCCAACAAGTACCATGCTGATACATTGTCTTCCTGACCGATTCTGTGGCACCGATCTTCTGCTTGATCATGTTCGCCAGGTGTCCAACCCTGCTCAACAAAGAGCACGTCAGATGCCGCTGTGAGTGTAAGACCCACACCGCCTGCCTTCATGTTCAGCACAATTACTCGGTGCTCAGAGTCATTCTGGAAAGTGTCAACAGCCGCCTGTCTGGCTTCTGCTGAATCTTTACCAGCCACCCTTAGATTCCCGTAGCGTTCTGCTAACGCATCAACTACAGAAATGTGATGAGCGAATACGACCAACTTACGGTCGGTACTATCAAGGAACGTGTCGAT